GGAGCGCATCGCTACCCTCAAGCGAACAATCTACGATGTGCAGTTCAATGGCCGACCGATGACAATCGATGAGGTGGGCGTCCTGAAGGAAGAACTGCGTAAGCTGCAGAGCGAGCCTGCGAAAAAAGCCAAAAAGCGTGCTGTGGGAGACGAAGATGAATAATATCGCCGTTCCAGAGCACATCGCTGCTGAGCAGGCTGTCGCGTCCGCGGCAGAAAAAGCGGCGCAACTACCAGACCCAAAAGGATACAAAATCCTGATCGGCCTCCCAAAAATCGAGGAAAAATACGAGAGCGGCATCCTGAAAGCCGATGCTGTCGTACGCCAAGATGAAGTGGCGACCGTTGTCGGATTTGTCCTGAAGATGGGTCCCGACTGCTACAAGGATGAAGTCAAGTTCCCGACAGGCCCGTACTGCAAGGAGGGAGATTTTGTGCTGATGCGTACCTATTCTGGTACACGGTTCAAAGTGCACGGGCAGGAGTTCCGCTTAATCAACGATGATTCGGTCGAGGCTGTAGTTCAAGACCCTCGCGGATTCTCGCGTTTCTAAGGAGTACGACATGGCTGGAAATTTACCTGATGAAAAAGACACCCTGAAACCCGGGGTGGAAAACGAGGACGATGATCTTGAAATCATCGTCGGTGAAGGAGAAGAGGCTGAAGACGACGAACCTGAGATTGAGGTTGTTGACGATACTCCACCCGAGGACCGCAACAGGCCGAAGCTGTCCGAGTCGGATACTGAACCTACCGAAGAGGAAATGGAAGCGTACTCCGAGGCGGTACAGAAGCGGATTCGCAAGGAAACGCACCGATACCACGACGAGCGCCGTGCGCGCGAGGCGGTGCAACGTGAGCGGGATGAAGCTATCGCTGCCGCAAAGCGCCTGCTTGAAGAGAAAAAAGCCCTTGAGTCTCGCTACAAGATGGGGGAAACGGCGTACATCACCCAGTCGAAAGAGAAAGCGGAGCTGTCTATGGCAGCGGCAAAGCGTGCCTATAAGGAAGCATACGAAATAGGCGATCCGGACGCTATGGCCGACGCGCAGGAAAAGATGGCTCTGATTGCGGCGGAAAAGCGTGAGGCGGAGGTCTGGGCTAGACAAATTGAACAGCAGAAACAAAATGCTGGACAATTGCAACAGGAGGTGGTACAAAGTCAACCATCGCAATCAGCTCAACCGTCAGCGGCCGAGCCAGAAGCGCAGGAATGGGCAAGAAAGAATCCGTGGTTTGGTCAAGACGAAGAGATGACCCAGTTTGCATATGGGGCCCACTCGAAACTTGTGGCTAACGGGCTTGACCCAATCAGAGACTCATCCGAATACTACTCAAGGCTCAACGCCCGGATGCGTGAAGTGTTCCCCAACTATGATTGGCGGGATGCTCCAAAGAAAAAACACGTTACCTCAATCGTTGCCCCGGTCAATAGAACGACCAAGCAATCAAAACGCGTAACGCTGACCCAATCACAACTGAATGTCGCTAAACGTCTGGGGCTCACCCCGGTTCAATACGCGCTGGAGGTTGCAAAACTCAAGGAGGCACAACAATGAACGACACAGCTAAACCTCGTTTGTCGAGGGATTTGCAGAAACGCGAAAACGCGATTCGCCCGACAACATGGAAACCGGCAGATTTGCTTCCGGAACCACATCGGCAAGACGGCTGGGAGTACAAGTGGATTCGCAGCTCGATTATGGGCAATGCTGATCCGACCAATATGTCTCGTTCATTACGCGAAGGCTGGGAGCCATGCAAGTTATCGGAACATCCGGAACTGATGCTGGCAGTCGACCCCAACGCGAAAAACTCCGACTTGATTGAAGTGGGTGGATTGGTCTTGTGCAAGATACCTGAATACCTGTTTAACCAGCGCCAGCAGTACTACATGGACATGGCGCAGGGGCAGATGGAATCGGTGGATGCGCAAGTCGACAAGGAAAATGATCCTCGTATGCCGATGTTCAAAGAGCGGAAGACGAAGGTCACTTTTGGTAGCGGCGGGTAAAGGCGAAAGTCGTTGCTGCCGTTAATTTTCAACAAGCATGAAAGGAAATCACGATGGCAACTATCGCTTCCCCTTACGGGCTAAAGCCAGTTCAGCTGATCGGTGGTCAGGCGTTTTCGGGCGGTACTATCCGAGAAGTGCCGATGACTACTAACTCGGCAACTGGGGTTTTCACCGGAGATACGGTTGTCTTGGTTGGGGGCACTGCGGTAGCAGGCACAGCGACTCCAACTACGACCGTTGGCGCCACATCTACCCCGGTTGGGGTGTGTGTTGGCGTACGTTTCGTCGACCCGGTGATGAAACAAACGCAGTTCGCTCAGTATCTGCCAGCAAACGCGATCACAAACGGCTACACACAGGTCTTCATCCGTGTGGTCGACGATCCCGATTGCCTGTTTATGGTACAGGCTGATGCGACCACCACATATGCGGCAGCAGCAGGGCGTAACACTGCTCTGACAGGCTTCAGCGCAGGCTCCACGACTACCGGTAACTCGGGTGTCAAAGCGTCTGTAGCAGGACTGGCAGCTACGGCAACACTGGCGGTTCGTGTCATCGACGTGATCGACTCCGGTGCAGCTTATCCGGACCTGATCGTTAAGTTCAACGCTGGGGTACACGCGTACAACCTCAGCACAGGCCAATAAGGGGGAATGAGTCATGGCTATTTCACGTTCACAGCTACTGAAAGAACTGCTCCCCGGCCTGAATGCACTTTTCGGTCTGGAGTACAATCGCTACGGCGAGGAACACAAGGAAATCTACGAAGTTGAGAATTCCGAGCGTTCGTTCGAAGAAGAAGTAAAACTGGCAGGTTTCGGTGCCGCTCCGGTCAAGTCGGAAGGCGCAGGGATTGCATACGACGCAGCGCAAGAAGCATACGTTGCCCGTTACACCCACGAAACTATCGCGATGGGATTCGCGATCACCGAAGAAGCAGTTGAAGATAACCTGTACGACTCGCTGTCGTCTCGCTACACAAAGGCTCTGGCTCGCGCGATGGCGTACACGAAGCAGGTCAAAGCAGCGGCTATCCTCAACAACGCGACTTCCGGCTCCTATCTGTACGGCGACGGTGTAGCACTGCTGTCTACAGCTCACCCATTGACCAACGGCGCGACCAATGCGAACCGTCCAGCAGCTCACGCTGACCTGAACGAAACCTCGCTGGAATCCGCTGTGATCACAATGGCCGGCTGGACCGATGAGAAGGGCCTGCTGATCGCTGCCAAGCCACGCAAGCTGATCATCCCACCCGCACTGATGTTTGTGGCCTCTCGTCTGTTGGACGGCTCGAAGAATGAGCGTCCGGGGACTGCAGACCGCGATATCAACGCAATCCTGAGCAACAACTCGATTCCGCAGGGTTATGCAGTCAACCACTGGTTGACCAACACGACCCAATGGTTCCTGTTGACAGACGTCCCGAACTCACTCAAACACTTCATCCGTGTTGGCGTGAAAACTGAAATGCTGGGCGACTTCGAAACGGGCAATGCTCGTTACAAGAGCCGTGAGCGTTACAGCTTCGGTGTATCTGATCCTCTGGGCGTATACGGATCGGCCTAAGCAGCACATTCGAGATATCACCCACGTAGACCGGCTCGACGGACGTGTAAGAGACTACGTGGGTTTCCTTACAGGAGAACCAAATGGCACAAGCAACTTTCAGCGGGCCGGTCAAGGCAGGCAATGTCAAAGGCGGCGCCGCACGCAATCTCGGAACAACAGTGCTGTCGCAGACAGTTTACTTCGTCCCTTCAGCAAGTATCACAACTTCAATCGACCCCTCTACCGGAGATACCCTATCTCTGTACAACGGATATCCAGCAGTGGCGTGGGCGGCAACAGCGGTCGCGGTCGACGGTGTGATTAACCTGCCGGCAAACGCGGCAATCCACGATATCGTGGTCAATCAGCCAACGCTCACTACCGGCGGCACTGCAATCAACATGGCGGTCGGTATCACGGCTGGTGGCGTTGAGTACATGGCGTCGACAAACGTCAAAGCGACGGTTCGCCTGATTCCGACATACACCGCAACCCACCTGACCAACATGGCGAATGTGGGCACCAATACAGCGGTGCACGTTAACGTAACTCCAACAGTCTCAGCGGTAACGGCCGGCGTATTGAGTGCTACAATCCTGTACACGCAAGTTTAACAGGAGGTTCGAATGAACCAGACTAATCTCAAGGCCGTCACGGTCGCGGCGACTGGTACAGTCCTCGCGGCCCGTGGCAAGATCAAGGGAGTGTACTTCGTGCCAACAGTCGGCGGAGCCACCCCTTCCGTTGTAATACGTGATGGGGGTGCAGGCGGCACCACGCTATTGACACTGGCGGGCTCAGCCACGCTCGCGGCCACAAACCCAATACCTACACAACTGATGTTTCCCGAGAACGGTATTCTGTTCG